GCGTTGGCTGTAGCTGTGCCAGTTGCAGAAGCGCCAAATGCAGTTGCGCTTAATGATAGCGTGGCAACCGCTGTACCGGGAGCCGCCACCGTTGATGGGGAAATGCGGAACACCAGTTTGCCGCTGGTGCTGATGAGAGCAGTTACGGCGTCTGTTGCGGCGTTACGCGCCGCTGTCGAGTGTGTCACTGCCATTTTGTAGCTCCTTCAGTTGATCTTCGTCAAGAAACCCGACCAGTTCGTAGTTCTCTACCGCGCCCGTCTCTTTGCGCGTAATCTGCACTTGCATTCGCACTTCGCCAATCTGTCCGCTAAGCTCGATCATTACACATCCTCCAGAATAGCCGTCACCGCAACGCTGCCTGCAGCACTGAGCGAAATAGAAAGCGGGCCGTTTATAGGGCCGGTGATCAGTTGTCGCTTGCTGAGAGCATACACGCGGTACTTCTCTTCCGCCCCAAGAAACACTTGGATCAACGGAGATGCCGTCAGCGCAGGGTCACTGATGGCTGAAATCCACCGTAGCTGTACGCTCTTCCCCACTACGGGGGTGTACATAACAGTAGGCCCTGCATTGGTGATAGTGGCAACTACGTGGGTGTAGTTTTGTTCGCCACTATCCAGCCCTTCAACGTAGCTTACGCCACTTACTGCCATTACTTACCCCAGCTTTGCACGTAGCGTATCAAGAGCCTTCTCGGCAGCAGCTTTGCGCTTCTCAAGGTCCATGATTTCAGACTCCATAACCTTGACCGCCGTAGCATGTTCTGCCTGCGCCGCCGAGGTGTCCGCTGCAATCTGAACACCCACTTTAGCCAGCACTGCTGCGCTTTCGGTGATCTGAGTTTCGATAGCGGCTAACCGTTCTTTAGCTGAAGCGTCCGCAGTTCTGGCTGCTTCTGCTGCCGCTTGCTTGGCTGCGTCAATCTCAACAGCAACCGCTGCCTTCTGGCTACTTACCTCGACCAACTCGGCATTCAGGGTTACAAGCCGTTTGTCGGCCTCTTCATACGCTGCGTCGATTGCCGCCGTAGCTTTGGTCAACTCAAGCCGCTTTGCCGCAAGGCCGCGCTCTAGGTCAGCTTGCTGCTCGGCCATGTTGATAACGTCTGGGATAACGTCAATGACTGGACCCCATGTCGCTTGGAAACGGCGCAGTGCGCCAATGTCAATAGTCATGTTATCTCCCCGGCATTCCAGCTTGAACAACCGTAAGGGTGGCCGTGCCACTCACCCAAATAGTAATGTTCAACCTAGTTGCAGTAACAGGATAGGCATAGTTGCCGTCCGAAGATGCAGTCTTTGTGACTAGCGTGGCGTGGCTAAACCATGTCGCAGTAGCCGGGTCAAAGTTCTTTGCAAACACATCGTCAAAGGTGTGCTGCACCGTGTATGTCAGCGAAGCTCCTGCTGACAAAACTACGGCTAGACCCACATTGAAAGGGTCTGAGTAGGTGTCAAGTGGGATAGTCGCAGAAGCTGTCGCCGACCCCACAGTAACTCGTATTGGCCGCATGTTAGCCCCTAATTAAGCAGAAACAGGGACCGAAGTTCCGTCAGAGTTTCGCACGATGTAACTGATTTCCAGTATCCCAGCGCCTGTGGTGCCGCCACCGTTGGTTTGCGTAAAGGAAACAATTGCGTCGGACGTTCCGACGTTAGCAACCAGACTTGGGTTGGACGTACCCAAAGTAAAACCACCGCGCCCGGTAGTTCCTGCGGTAGTACCAGCGGGGGCCGTTGTGCTGTTGATAGCCGTGCCGTTCACAAAAAATGCAAACGTAGGTGCCGTGGTGGTGTACGCCGTTGTCGTCAAGAACTGAATCGACTGAATGGTCGAACCGGCGGGGATACACGCCAACACAGTCTGGGCAGTTGTATCGGCGTAGGCAACCGTTTTGAACTGGATTGAGTGCGTAGCACCGATATTGCGGATCAAACCAGCAGTGGTGCCGGTGGTGTCTTTAACGGTGCCGAGCAGCCAAGGGCCGAGGTGAGTAGCGATTCCCATGATTTGTCCTTACATACAAGATAAGCGCATCAATCGGTATGTCGTCTGCCGGGACAGTTCGATGCACCGGAAAGCCCGGAGTAGTTGCAATATATCACGTTTAATATTTACACGCAATAAAAAAGGCTCCCGAAGGAGCCTTTCAAGTAAGCGGCGAGGAACCCCCCACCCTAACTCACTTTAGGACGAACCGGGTGAACCGTAAACGCCTAGCGGATCAGAGACACCGAAGCTGTAACGCTCACGGGCTTTGTAACGCTGGTTGCCAGTATCAAAGTCGCCATCCATTGACGTAGCCAAAGGAGTACGTACAAAGTGCTTCAGGCCGTTTGGAACATCGGTCGTCAAGAACCAGCCGTTCACATCGGTCAAGAAGTGATTGACGGTATAACCTTCGGGGATTGAGCCATTGTTTTTAATGGCATTGATATCGTTGTCGGTAGTGCCAACACGCAGGCTGGTTTCCAACAAACGAGTAGCAACGAACATCAAAGCTGGAGGAATGATTAGTTTCTTCGGCTTTGCGGCGATCAGCAGACCGCGCTCATCAGTCCATGCAGCGATACCAATCACAGCATTTTCCAAAGAGGTTTCGTTTAGGTCAACACCCACTGATGGACGGTTAGCATTAACGCCACCGTTAACCAAAGGGTGAACTGTCGAGAACAAGGAAACGCCGTCACCATAGGTGTAGTTAGTGGCAAAACCGTTGTTCAAGATAGCAGCAGCTTTTACCTGTTTGGTATAAGCCATGCCACGGGCGAGGGACTTGGTGTACCGTGCCGAGAGACTATCGTACAGATTGTCTTCCATTGCCTCTTCGGTAATGGAGAAACCCATTGCGATGGTTTCATGGTTGTACCGTGCCGTCCATGCCTCTTGAGCATTGTCATACGCGATGGCTTGGCCCTCGTTTTTGACTGGTGCGGCAGAGAAACCGGACAGTTTTGTTTCCTCTTCAAAGGAACGCTCAGACGACTCGACTTCATAAATTTCTTTATGTTCTTCGCCGTACCGTGCGTATTCCATGCCAAAAAGGGCATTAAGACCGGGGAGCAACTCTTTAAGTAGCTGTGCGCGAGAAATAGTCATGATCTAGCTCCTTTATTAGGCGGTAACGCTGCTGTAGTAGCCGTGCGTCAAAACGTTGAGTTTCACCAAGATTTCTTGGTACTGAGTGAACACCATCGTTGCCGATGCACCAATTGTTGCCAACGGAGCTTGATCCAACACAATTGAAGTAGTGTTGTTGGCAGCAATAGCAGTCTTCACAAAGGAGCCAGTTTCCACGGCAGAACCGTTAGTCGCCAGCCAGCTAACGTCAGTACCTACCGGAACGGCAAAAGTAACGTTAGCAGAAGCGGTGATGGTCGCAGTAGCAATGCTGGAGTACGTTGCCGTGCCCAAGACAATGGCGGTATCACGCAGAACGTCTACACAACGAACCGGGAGGATCGTGGTGACAGGCGTAGCCGTGGGGGCCAAAACAGCATTGGTAGAGTTGCCGGTGTTGACGTTGCCAGTCGAGTTGTCAATCATTGACAAATTCGTACCAACCATAGCCAAAGCGCCCGAAGCCACAACAGTGGTAGCAGAGCAAACCGTTGCCCGGAAAACAGTATCTGGATCATCACAAACGATTGCCGTAATATCACCAGCCAAAGTATTCGCGGGGTAATACTGCGAATAAACACGCTGCTTGGTAGCAGGGTTAGTGTAGTAGCAGCCGAGAAACACGCCAGTTACAGCATTAGAGGCAGTGGTAGCACCAATGGCAGCACGGTTAATAAAACCGCGAGTCAGAACAACAAAGTCACCAAAGAAAATGTTGGACGCATAGTTGTAAACAATAGGCAAATTCCGGGTAGACCCAGAAAAAACCTGACCTCCGACCAAGTTGATCGGTACTAGTCCGTAGGGGGACGAAACCGTGGGGTAAGCCATAAAAGACTCCTAAATTTAAGTACCTTTACCAAAAACAACCTTTGTACTTCGCTCTTTGAATAGCGGCATACGAGGATCATTTTCGCGCATGTAGGTGTTATCTACTGAGGCCATCTGATTATCCGCTTGTTGGCGGTAATAAGCATCACGCTGCTCAATAAACTCCACAGGTGTTTTGCATAACATCAGACCACCCACAATGATGCTGTCGGAGAATTGACTTGAGTCTTTCCCAAACACATGCACTTCAGGATGTTGCGATGCTTTTACAGGTTCCCAGCCTTCACGGAATTTGGAAGAAATGTTCATGGGGTCATCAACGTTTAACGTGCTTAACCGAATCCATCGAAAGGCGTAGCCCGGTTCCGGCGCAGGATCAGGCAATAGCTGAGGCGGCTTCCACGAAAGTGGACGCTCCATCATTTGGCGAGTTTCGGCGGGACGAGCCTCAGTCGCACGGGATTCATTTTCACGAGTTGTACGGGGACCATTCATTTTAATTTCCTCATTTCTTCAGCAACCTTACGGGCATAGAGTTCCAAAGGAACACCAAGCCTTTTGGCGATATTCACTTGTGTTTGCGTAAGAACGACCTTTCGGGGCGCAGTGCTTCGCGTGGCCGGTGCAACCACATTCTGTTTATTGGTGCGCTGAGTAGGAGCATCAGCGGTTTCCTCTGAGTCGAATTTCTCTGGAAACACTTGTCGCACACGAGAGTTTACTTTTTCGTAATACTCGTCTGATTGTGGATCAACTCCTGACTTAACCAACTTATTGTGTAGGCCAAGTGCAAAGCTGGTCATTTCATCATCAGAGCCAAACCAGTCATTTTCTCGCTGCCATGCTGCTGCCTTTTGATCAGTAGTAGCATGTTGTGGTGTTTGTACCACAGGTTTATCTTCTTGTAAAGGAGCTGGTTTAAAGTTATTTACTCTTTCAGCCTTGATCTTTACTGAGGTCATTTTCTCCTGCGCGGCAACTAACGCATCGGAATCACCTGATTCGTAAGCTGCTTTATATTCGCGCTTAACCTCTTCCAGTTCATTAGCCACGACTTTCTTGGCTTGCTCAAGTAGTGCTTGTTGCCCTTGGTTCAGGGAACCTTTCAGTTTGCGGTTCTCTTCCGCAATAGCTTGAGCGGCATGAACGGCCTCTTCGCGCTCTCGCAGCGCAGCTTCTTTTGCCCTGCGTTCTTCGTGGTAGCCCTTGGTAAAGTGCTTGATCCGCTTCTTGGCACTCTCGGAGTACGCCTCAAGCTCTTCGTCAGTAGGGTCTACCGGCGCTTCAGTCATTGGTTTACGGTTGCGATCTGCGGCGGGGGTATCGTCGATAATCTCAACTTCAGGCTCAGGAGTTACAACGCGACCACCTTCACGGGGGTTCTTTGCCTCTACTTCGTCTGGAAACTCAAACGTGGTTTTTTCAATTTCAGCCATGATTACTCCTTAAACGCGCTGGACGCCACGGGGGTCATCAATAGTTGCTTCAACAGAGTCATCATTAATGAGTCTGAATTCGCGCCCGTGGATTTTCATTCGCGTCCCAGAGTTAGGACGAACAATTACAAAATCACCGACTTCGCACGATGGCCCAGAAGGGAATCGCTTTTCGTCTTTAAACGCATCAGGACCAATCTTCATCACAAATAGCACGGGGGATAGAAGCTCCTCGTACATCATTGTCTGTCCTGCTTTAATTAACCCGCCCTCATACTCTTCCTTGGCTTCAGGCAACATACACAGCAAGTGATACGTCTTAGGCTCAGGAATTTGGCTGGCTTTATCCTCTGAAGTTTTGCCAAGCACCCCCGAAAGGTCCACGGCTTTTACATCAAATTCAGTCATCTTGAGATTTCTCCAATTTTCGTCGCAGGTCTTCTAGCTCGGTTTTTGCAAGGTTTAGACCGTGGATAACCCCGCAAATTCTTTGGTACTCACCAAAGTCCTTACAGTTACCGCGAGTTAATGCGGTAACGTAGTGTTGCTCATGCTCGTTGAACTTTTTCTCAATTAGGTCGAGTTCAGTCATTTTTATTTTCCAATGGGAGCATAGTTAAATGATCTACCTTTGCGTGTTTACTCCAGACCCTTATATAGTTACATACGGGTCGATCTGGACATGTTTTGCACGAATGATTTTTTGGGCTGGTGTTGGTTGAATGGGAGCGATGGTAGTACAACACATATGGCACCCGCATAAATTTATGCTTTTCTGCAATCTGCATAAATAAATCGCCGTCTTCACAGCCGCCAGTTAACTCTGTGTTGTAACCTTTGGTTGTATCAAATATGGATTTTCGATATACCCCAAATGGACGCCAGCCAAAATATGCCAAATTTGGTTGGTAATCAGTCATTAAATCATATGCAGTAATTTTTCCTTCAGCATTAATACCTGATTTATCCGAATACATTAATGCAATATCTGGATGTTTGTTCATGGCGTTAACCATATACTCAATGGCATATGGATATAACATGTCATCCGAATCTAAATGACCAATTAGTTCTCCACTTATTAGCATAGAAGCCGCCGCCCTATTCTTTGGCGTCATTAAGTTTTTGGCATTTTGTGTTACTTTAATACGACCATCTGATTTAGCAAGGGCTTGTGCAAGTTCCCATGTTCCATCTGTAGAGCAATCATCGTTAATGATTAACTCCCAATTTTTGTAAGTTTGATTTTTTACGCTATCAATGGCCGCTTTAATAAACTGCACATTGTTGTAGCAAATCATCATTACCGAAAACAAAGGTTCAGTCATTTTTTTAGTGGTTTGTTAGCTTGCAGCATTTTTAAATGTGCTTGCTGTTGTTGATGTTGGAGCTTTTGTTGATGGACCTGACCACCATGAGCCATGCCTTGAGCATGTTGTTGCTGACCTTGCTGTAACTCTTGAGCGTGTTTCTGCTGCATCATTTGCATTTGAGCTTGCTGTTGGGCCATCTCTTGCTGGTGACGAGCGGCAATCATTTCTGGAGTTTCGCCGTTCTTCATGGCTAACTCATCTTTCTTAAGCTCCAGTTCTGCCTGTTTTATAGCTAAGTCGCCATCGACCTTCTTGGCTTTAGTTTGAGCTTCTTGAGTCTTGATTTGCAACTCAGCCTGTTGAATCTGAACAAGCGGGTCTTGTGCAGCCTGTTGAGCTTGCTGTTGTTGAGCTTGACCTTTGCTCTGAGCCAGAACCTGTGCTGCTGCTTGAGCCACGATCTTGGACAACTGAACTTCCACCTCTGGAGGTAAGTCTTCATTAGGCGGAGGCATTGGTACGCCAAGCTGCTCTTCAACTTTCTTCCGATAGGCAAACGCCAAATGCTCAGATACGTGAGCCATGATTTCAGCTTGCATCTTGGCCGCTTGTGGGCTTTGACCAATTTGAGCCATCAATAGCGGGTCTTGCATCATTGATGTATGTACAGCAATGTGAGCATCGTGGTCCTGAACCATAAACGCTTTGGTTGGTTTGCCAGTAAGGAAAGCCATGTTCTCGGATACTGGATCACGGGGCTTCATGTCGTCTTCGATTGGCACTAGCTTCTCGGCGTTCTTAATTCCAAGAACTTCCAACATCTGCCGGTGCAACTGAGGTAGGTCGTAAATCTGTGGTGCGCCTTGGGCTAACTGGATAGCAGCTTGATACTGCATAACCCGTTGAGCCATTGTGGAACTGTTGGGATCACTGACAGGGATGACCTCAACCATGTCGTAGTCGGACTGTTTAGCTTTCCGATCTGCCCCATTGGGGTCATATTCATACTCATCCGGGGCATTGTCCCGAATAATTGCTGCCAGAAGTTTAAACTCCTGTTTCATTGACGCATGAACCCGCGCTTGAACGGCGCTCATGGTTTTTAGCGTTCTTTCCAGCAGAGCAAGGGTAGTCCCAACAGGTGCATTAGCACTCATGTCGCTGATATTCATATCAGAGATGGAACCTAATCTACGGGCTTCGTCAGTAATCTGATTAAGAAGAGCCAGCAGGGTTTGGCTTGGCTCTTTATAAGGCAGAGCCATGATGTTGTCTCGTACCGTACCAGAGGCAACGTCAACATCTCGGAATTCGCCCGGAGCAATGGGGGTATCGTCACCCTTAATCCGCAATCCCTTGGTTTTTAGACCACCGGGCAGGTTAGATAGCGTACCTGCATCTACCAATTGGCGAATCAGAGAGGTTCCTGCCCTAGCGTAGCCACCAATAAGGTTAATCAGACCAAATCCATAGGGGCCAAAGCCGGGAATGTACGTGTATTGGACAAAATGCTGCCGACGAATGTACTTTTCGTCCTCTTCTTCCCAGTTTCTACGGATTGCAAGGACTTCGCTGGTCCCTCTTTCAATAGTAACTACATAAGGGAGAGCAATTCCATCTTCATCTTCGTAACCGGGCATGTCCCAATCAACGTGAATCTCTAATAGCTGATACCTATCGTCATCGGTAACGCTATAGCCTTGCTCTTCTGCCTTTTTCTTCTCAACGTCAGTCGAAATATGCACTGGTTCACCCAATTCCACATCCCTGTAGAACTTGGCAACCTGTAATTTGCGTACTTCGTTCTCCGTTTTACGCATTACATGGGTAACGCGCTCGGAAGTTTGGGCACTGGAAGCCCCGTAAGGAATAATAATTTCCTCTGCCGGGATAAAAATGGCTACTTGCCTTCCCAGACTGGGATCAAAGTACACCTTTTTAAACGCAGCACCAGATAGACCAAGGTTAAACAGCAGCCGCTCATGTTCCGGGCGGTACTCTGGCATCTTTTCCAGAATCTGGTAGTTCATATCCTCTTGGACACGAGCAGCAGCTTCTTCTTTTAGCTTATTAATAGCTCCGACGATCTGCGTTTTAACTGGTCCTTGAGCCGGGAAAGTCTCCGTAGCCATCTCCGCTTGGAAACGAATTGCAGCTTCAGTTAAAACTGTAGAGTAAACACCACAAGCTCCAGACCAAGGTTCAGTACGTTCGTCGTACTTCATTCCAAGGACTTCTAGACCTTTGACGTAAGCCTCTACCCATTCTTTTCGGGCAGAAATATCAGCGTCTATTAGTCCTAAGAGTTCTGACGACAGGCTTGTCAGGTCACTTTCGTCCATGAACTCAGCCAAGTTATCCCCGAATCCTTCACCAAGTTCAGCATCTGGTAACAAAGTTACCTCTACACTTCCATCGGACATAGTGACCATTTCTGGATCGACTACTTCAATCTCTAGTCCTTGGTCAAAGTCATCTGGAATGATGGAATCAAGACCAAGCGGAGCCGGGTTGAGGGATTTTTCAATAGCCATATAAATCCTAGTAGTAACTTGCTTTGCGACGGAAGGTGCGTTGTTCTTCGCGCTCATCTGAGTTTAGCCGAATAAACCCGCCTTGACGGAATCTCATAATCGCTTGGACTGAGGAGTCTGTTAAGTCATCGTGATCTGAATTGGGGAAAGCCGCGATTTGATCCCTAACCTCATCAGCCCACCGAGTCTCTGGTGTCCATACTTTCCCTGAACTAAATACATCCGAGATAGAGTTCAACCGGGCAATCTTATCGTTGGGGGCTGACTTTGTTCCCCTGCTCGGGGTGTATTCTACAACTGGTAACCCAGTGGCTCTCATCTCAAACACAAGGGGAGCGCCAGCCGCTTTGGCTTCAATAATACAAGTATCCGGTTCCCACTCCTTGTACATCTCAAAGGCTTTTGCTTTTAACTCAGGGAACTCCATTCGTTTCTGAAATGCATCCAAGAGAATAATATTTACATCGTTCTCATCGTCGTTCAGCTTAAATAATCCCCAAGTAGTACAAGCCGAGTAGTCACTTCTCTCCCCCTTTGTAAAGGCGGTGTCCCATGATTGGATAATGTAGAAACAAGGAGGAGGTTCGTCTTTCTCCCAGACCTTCCACCACTCCCGCTTAACAATAGCACCCTCTTCCGAGGTAGGATTTTGTTGGTACTGAGCATTCCACTTACTCGCGGGAAGCTCTTCTCTTAACGCTTCTAGTTCTTTAAGTGACCAGAATTCAGGCCATAAAGGATTCCCAGAAGGCATGATGGCAGGGAAATCAATAATCTCCCACTCTTCA